CTACAAGCGGCAGTGCGCTTGGGATTTCACCCCGAGCGACGTGATTTATATCGAAAATGAGGACTGCACCGCCTTCACCGTTTATAATGTGATACGGTACCCCCAGCCCGAACTCCTTAAACAGGTCGTGTTTCTATGCGCCCTGCAGACGGTCAACATGCCGTATGCCATCGCGAACCAACTTGTGCGGTGGACAAAAGGACACGACCTCGGGTCTGTCGGCATAAATACACCTAAGCCGTGTACGAATGTCGTTTTGGTGCCGAAGGACCCCGAGAGACCGTGGACGAAAGACATACTGGTTATGTCGAACGGTACTCCCGAGGCGCCTTCTGTCTCTATAAAGTACAGGCACGCCCCTTCCCCCAACTCATGCGCGTTCATGCCCACCGAAGTCTACGATTTCCTGAGGCAATTGAACGCAGGTGGTGGTCGAGGGCTGACCGTACATGAAGTCATCAAGCGTCTTGAAGTGTTCTCGGAAGAGGCATCTGACGTTTGCATTCCCGCGACAGCTGCCTACTGTGAGCTGATCCGGACCGTCGCATGGTGGGGTGATTTGCCAAACGTAGTTTACTACGGCACAGCAGACCCCACCGTCGACGTGGCTCCCCTAGAGGCAGCCAGCGCGAAAGCCGTCTTGGCCGCCCCGAAACTTACGTCGAACAGCCCATCTGTGGCGGCGAAGACTGACGGAGCCATGAAAGCTTACGTGGCTGTGAAAGCGGTCGGAATGAAGAACGATACCGTTCCGACCGCAGAGTGGGCGAAAATATCCGACGTCGTTTTAGATCGTTGGATAAAGTGCGTGTGTGACGAGGCGGGGGTTACCAAAGGAAGTATCCCCCTCGTCGACAAGGAAGTGGTCCTTGATTCGCGTACCCGCCCAACCCAACTGGCCCGTCAGGTAACTGAGGGGCTGGGGCCTGGCCCACCTGAGATTGGCCGCGTTGAGAACAAGAATGAGGTGTCCCACAAGACTGGGGATTGCCCTCGCGGGGTTCAAAACCCCGCCCACGACGTATCGATTGAGTCGGGGATGCTTGGTAAGACGTTAGAGCTCGTGTTGAAGAAGTGCACGTGGTACGACCCCGGCAAGACCCCTCAAGAGAGAGCGGATGCCGTGGCCCACACCTACAGCCTTAGTCACGAACACGAGCTGAAGTACGAGGGCGGTGGCGTCCGCAGCGTTGATTATACAGCTGCCGACGAGAAACACTGCACTCACACAAACCGGATCCTCCGGAGGCTCACCGACTATGTTATCATTGAAAGTGACAAGGCACGAGCGCTGCGTATCTACGACAGCTGCTTCAACATGCCCCTCCAGGCCGGCTGTAAGGTGATATCGTCCGGGATGAAGAACGCTAGTGGAACCGGCACCACTACTGTTTTGAACACCGGCGTGTTCGCAGAACGTGAACTAGAGACAACCGCCGTTGCGATGGTTTTCCGCTCGATGGAGGAGAAGAAAGAGTTGGTGAAGGGCGAATACATCTCGTCCTTGGACGGCGAGACGCGTCCATTCCCTGCTCTCACTCATGCTACCTTCCTCCAGCACATTCGCATTATACAAGATGAGTGGGCGCTACACACGGTCGGAGGCAATTATTCGAAGAAAGAATACGCCATCGACCTAGCCTACCGGTGGATTGGCCCAATGCACGGAGATGATGGCATGAACCCCGCGACGCCGTATGTCGACGATCACACGTGGGGGTGTGCCATGCTGTACGTGGATCGTATGGACGGGTTTATACGTAAACTCGACGTCACGTCAGCAGTGAAAGGGGAACGGGTGGAGCTCTTGAGCCGAATCTACCCGTGCCTCACGCGATCGCCTA